GATCGAGTTGGCCAACTCGCCGATGTTCGTGCCCAGATTCTTGAAGACGGCCCCCACCGCGTTGATCGCGTCCGTGATCAGTTGCCGCCAGTTGCCCGCGATATAGGTCGCGATGATCCCCAGGTTCGCCGGGATCGTCCCGATGTAGGCGATCACGTTGAGTGCCATCTCGCGGAACTTGAGGGCGACGATATCCACGACGAGGGGGAAGTTGCGGAAGACGACCCCGATGGTGTTAAAGCCAGAGGCCACCGACTCAGCGAAGGCGGTGAACCCTTCCTTGGCCGAGGCGAAGCCGCCGGTGAGGAGTTTGGCGAACTCGTTGGCCGCCGCCAGCCCCGCCTTGAGGGCCGGTATAAACAAAGCGCCGACGTCGTTGGCGAGGTTGGTCATCCTCCCCTGGAACTCCCTCATCGCGTTGGCCGGCTCCTCGGCCGTATTCTCGAGGTCCCCCTGCGCGACCGCCAGGCCTCGCATGATCAAGGCGGTGCGGGCGGCCACCTTCTGCGACGTCGTCAACTCACCCTTGAGGCTGGCGATCCCCATCCTCGCCGCCTGCGCCTTGACGGCCGCCTCCTGGAGGTCGATGCCGTAGGCACTGATCGGCTCCGACTGGCCGCGGAGGGCCGAGGCGATCTTGCCCGATGCCCCCCCGAAGGTGTCGTTGAATAATGATGTGGCGTTGGCGGCCATCTTCGTTAGCGTAACGGATGTTTCGGCCGCAGCTTTCTGTGACTGCCCCCCCATGCCAATTAGCAACTGGCCGAAGGTATCGGCCGTGTCCATGAACTCGCCCTTGACCGTGCCGAAGCGGTTGGCCATGTCCCCAGCGGCCTTGCCGACGATGGAGGCCTGGTTGCCGAAGATCACCCCGGTCTTGTTCACGGTCTCGTTGAGGTCGGACGCACCTTTGAGTCCAGACTTGAAGAAATCGACAGCCTTGTAGGCGAAGCCGAAGGCCCCGAGCGCCACCAGGACCTGGGAGCCGAACGCCTTGATCGACGTGCCGGCCTTGGCCGCGGTCGGAGAGACGGCCGCGAGGCTCGCGTTGAACTTCTTGACCCCCGCGATGGGGGCGGCGATCGGGAACGTGAACAGTTTCGACAGGCTCTTCCGCGCGACGTCGCCGACGGAACTCATGGCGTTCCGGAGCTTCATCCAGGCCCCGATCGCCGCCAGCGGCGCCTGCACCAGCGCCTGCCGGGCCGCGACCTTGATTCTCAAGAAGGCCGGGATCCCCTTGCCGGCCAACGCGAGGATCGCGGCCCCGGTGAGCTGGATCCCCGTGATGGCGGCACGGTCGGTGAACGGCTGGTTTGCCTTGCGGAGCGACCCCACGAAGCGGACCCAACGCCCGATGAGGTCGTCGAAGCGGAGTCTCTTGTCGAGCGTGTCGCGAAATTTGATGATCTTGTCTCGGACCACGTCGAACGCCGCCGACGTCGTTGGGCCAAAGACGTTAAACCGCCGCTCGAGGCCGGTGATCGCCGAGTCGGCCGCCCGGAACGGCGCGCCGACGGCCGAATTGACCTTCTCGAGGTTCTTGATTACCGTGGGGAACCGCATCGAACTGTTGATACGCCGCGCGAGGGTGACCATCGCGCCGCCCATCCTGTCCGTCATCGCACCGATTCGGGTCTGCATCTGGCCGAGCGGCGCCATCGCCCCCTCCAGCGCCGAGCGGATCGCGCCCGCCTGGACCTGCGCCCCCATCGCGGCCGAGGCCATCTGGGTCTCCGCCGCGCCGGCACCTCCCTTTTCGGAGGCGGCGCCTTTGTCCATGGCCGTCTTCGGAGCCTCGAGCGTGAAGTCTTTGGCCGCCTGCTGGGTTTTGAGCGAGGCCTGGGTGAAGCCCTCCATGAGCTTGAGCGCCTCGCCCATGCCCTTGGTGAACCGCGCGGTATCGGCGGATAACTGGAATGCGATCATTGGAACCGTGCTCCGAGCGCGCGCAGGGCCGCGAGCCCTTCCTCGGCCGACTGGACCGGCTTCGGCATGGGCTTGATGGGGACGAAGTCTTCGGGGTCAGTCCTGGCGCCGGACCAGAGCCGGGTCATCTGCGAGGCGATGACCCCGGCCTCGCGCGGGCCGTCGGGGAGGGCGTGGAACCGGGACGTGAAGACCTGCCATTCGGAGAGCTGCTCGGACGTCATCTCGGAGAGCATCCGATCGACGTCCACGCGGCCCATGCTCAGAGCGAGCCGGTAGGCGAAGAGTCGGAGGGGTCGCTCTTGGAACCTTTTCCCAGGTCTTCATAGTCCCCCGCGCTCATGCGATTGAGCTTGCTCGCGGCCTCGAAGATCCGGGTCAAGGCCGACGAGGACTTGCGGCCGAGGGTCGGGATGTCGGCCTCGGCGAACAGGGGGGAGCCGGACTCGTCGCACACGCAGGCGACGGCCAGGCGGGCGCGGAAGTCGCGTTCCGGGTTCTTGAGGTGCGCCGCCTCGAAGCGGTCGCGCTCGCTCCCGGACATCGTCCGGACGAAGACGCTTCCGCCCCATTCTGGGACCGGGACCTCCACTCGCTGGAGGTCGTCGGCCGCCAGGATCTGATCTTTCGTGAGCATGAAATCCTCTTGCTGTGAAGGGAAGGAGAGCCGCGGGTCGGCCCGGATCAGGTGCCCGGGGTGATCACGATGTCGCCGGTGACCTTGATCTCGAACTCGGCCTCCAGGTTGCCCTCGACCTCCATCCCGGTCGGCTTGAGCTTGGTCAGGATCCCCGTGAACGCCGCGATGGTGCCGTCCTTGAAGACCAGGTTCATGACGTTTCCGGTCTGCGACGGGGAGGAGATCAGGGTGAACAGGAACGCATGGCTTGCGTCTTTGGGGTCGTATTGAAGCGTACCGCTGAGTGTGCCGCCGTCAGGGAGGGTCGGCCGGAACGTCTTCCACGTCGAATCGAGGTTGGTGGTCTCGGCGGTGCCGACGGACATCTCCGGGCCGTCGATCGAGACGCGCTGGGCGACGGTGGTCAGGACGCTGGTGATGGTGGCCTTGAGGAGTGTCCCGAGGCCGGGAATGACGCTCATATCTGGTTACCTCGCTGGAATGGTTTCGCGGTAGCGGAACAGGAACGCGGCGGGGACACTGAACGTGCCGGCGTCGGAGCCGTCGACGTTGGGCTCGTAGTCGTCCGGGTCGTCGGAGAGCCAGGACTCGACGATCTCGACCGTGCCGAGGGGCCCCTGGAAGCCGTCGAAGCGGTAGCGGAGTTGCTCGGCGCACGCCTTGGCGTCGATCGCGCGGCGGCCCATGCAGTGGATCAGCACCCGACACCGGGCGATCCCGTTCGGGCCGTCGAGGTTCCGCTCGTGGGTCTTCTGGCCGATGTCGTAGACCAGCGCGGGGAGAGCCGATGGCTGGGGGAGCTTGCCCGGGAACACCTTGCCGGCCACGATCCCGGTGATCACGGAGTTCAACTTAAGGTCGGCCACCAAGGCTTTCTCGAAGAGCGCGGTGGTCGGCGGGAAGACTCCGGATCCCCACGGGACAAAACTGAAGCCGATGACGGGGTCGATATCTGCGGGGGAGCCGCCGACCTGAAGGTAGGATTGCACCAAGTAGGTGCCGGAGGGGACTCCGCTCGGGATGCTGCCCTCGTATCGCCCCGTCGTCGCATTGAACGTCATCGGCACGGAACACTGAGGATGCTGCCCATCCGGGTCGGCGAAGGCAGTCCCGTTCCACGCCAACCCCGCGCCGGTTAGGACCAGGGCATAGACCGTGAGGCCGCTCGGATACTCGACGCTGTAATCCGGGGCCGGCGTCGTGCTCCCTGGCCAGGACACATCGGCATTCGTGCCCGTGAGCGGGTCCGACTCGGCCGGGGTGCCACCAACTTGGAGATACGACTGGACGAGGTAGGTCCCCGGGGGAAGGGACGCGGGGAGCGAGCCCGAATAGGTGCCGGCCCCGTCGTCCGTCATCAGGACGGAGCAGGCCGGCCAGTTCGTACCCGAGGGGTCGACGAACGCCGACCCGTTCCACGCCATCTCGTCGACCGGATTGATCGCCAAGGCGTAGAGCGTGTGGCCCGACTCGTAGTCTACGGAGTAGTCGGCCATGGCTTACTTGGTCCTCGGGGGCGGGCCGGACCAGCCCCGGCGGCGGTCCCAGGAGTGGGTCGGGTCCAGGAAGAATCCGTCGGGGGACCAGTACCGCCCCTCGCCGAGGTCGAGCGCGGACGCGTAGACCCCGCCCTTGACGGTCAGGTTCCCGCCCACCGTCAGGTCGCCGGCGGGCTGCTGCGGCCCGAGCGGCGGGGTGATCCTGGTCACCCTCATCGCGACGATCGCCCCGCCGTCGCCCCCGTAGTCGCCGAAGGTCCGGAGCCAGTTGCCGCGATCGGGGCGGGTCGTCAGGTCGTTGCCCGACCCGTCGACAAAGAGGGGCGTCTTCTTTCTATTTCCATCGGTGTAGTCGGCCGCCGCCCGCCGGAACCAGTTCTGCGAGGAGTCGAGCGTGGCGGGGCCGCCCGGGTTGAGGAGGAGGCGGACTCTCGGCAGGCTCCGGTCGGTCCGGCCGTTGCTGAACTGGTTCGACTCCAGACGCAACGCGCCTTGATACGAGATGATCGCGTCGTCGGCGGGTCCCACCCCATTCCAGCTACAATGGCGGATCGTGGCCCCGGCCGGGTTCGGCGTCAGGCCGGGCGAGCGCAGGAGCATCGTCGACCCCTCGGACATGCAGCCGTCGACGAGCAGGTTGCCGTTGCCCGCGAAGACGTCCGTCTCGGTGTTGTAGGTGAACAGGCTGTCGCGGACGACTGCCACCCCCGAGCCACCGAAGGCGAACCCGACCTGGGCCAGCGCCAGGTTGCTGTTCTCGACGAAGAAGTTGCAGACGTTGGCCACCCCGGTGCGGATCCCGTACTGGCCGCCCACGAACTTGCAGCCCCGGACCACGATGTCGTCGCACTGGAAGGTGTCGGGGGACCCGCCCGGGTCGACCCCGAGGCTCAGGCAGGCCGACCCGTCCCGGCGGTCCCCCATCCCGACCGTGACCCGGTCGAGGAGCAGGTTCGACACCCCCACCCCTCGGTCCCGATCCTGGTGCACCCAGATCCCGTATTGCGCCTTGGTCGCGTCGATCGCCAGGTGCTCGATCGTGCAGTCCATGCCCCCGGAGATCTCGAGGACGGGACCGCCCAGGGGTGGCCCGTCGTAGCGGATCTGGGTGCCGCTGAGCCCGCTGGTCGCGACCTCGCCGCGGATCCGCACCCCGTAGCTGATCTGGCCGAGGTAGCGGAGCGGCCTGGTGATCCGGTAGCAGCCGACGGGGAGGACGATCGCCCCCGTGATCGCCTTGCCGGAGAACGAGTCGAGGGCGGCCTGGAGGGCCTCGGTGTCGTCGGCGGTCCCGTCGGCCTTGGCCCCGAAGCTGGCCGGGGCGACGATGGTGGGGGTTGCCACGGGGCTTACCCTCCGACCTTCTCGAAGCCCGCGTCTTCGAATGCCTCGAGCGTCATCTCGGCCTTGAGCTTGCCCACCGCGTCGTTGGCGGTCGCCAGGTCGGCGACCTCCCAGAAGTGGACGAGGCCGCCCCGGGAGTAGAGGACCTTGACCGTGCGGTCGCCGGCGCGGTAGACCCCGGGCGGGACCCCGAGCGGATAGTCGATTCGTGGCATGAAAATCACCTCACGTCAGGCTGATCTGGCCCGTCTTGAGCGTCGTCCCGTCCGAATACCGCACGCGGACCTTGAGCGTATTGGTCGCTTCGTCGAGGTAGAAGCTGACCTGGGAGGCGGAGAGGAGGGAATCGGGGGGGGCGGCGGGCGGCGCCGTGAACGCCGAGCGACCGTCGACGGTCGCGACCTTGATCCCCTTGGACGTCGAGGCGGACACCTGGCCGAGGGAGATGGTCTGACCGCTGTTCGCCGTGATCGCGAGGTCCCTGGCGCCGTTCCAGAGCGTGTTGGACGCGTCGTCGGCGCCCACGCGAAGGCCGGAGAATATCGACCTGCCGAGCCAGATGTAGCTGCCGTTGCCCTTGCTGTCGAGCGAGAGGTCGGCGACCGTGTTGGCGCCGGTGGCCTGGAGGCCGGCGTAGGTCATCCCGAGGCCGACGGATCGATCGTTCGAGTAGAGCACGAAGAAGGCGTCGGCCCCGTTGTCCCTCTTGACGACCTTCTGGTTGCCATCGACGCGCAGGAAGTTGTCCGTCGTATCGAGCGAGAACTGGGCGATCCAGGTCGTCGAGGGGTCCTTGCCGAGGTTGGTCCCCCACAGCTGCTCCCCCTTGGGGCCGATCGTCCATTTCTTTTTTCCGCTCCCCTGAGAAAGACCGCTCCCCGGGA